TTTACACCTGACCACATGATAGTTTCGTTAGCAGCAGCAATACCACCAACCAAACGGCCAATGATTGCATCTTGGATTTGTGTGTTTACACGACCTGACATTACATCAGCAGTAGTCCAGTCAATGAAGAAATCCTTCTTACAGATTTGACGCTGTACTTGGAATTCTTCCAAAGTCAAAATGCGCTCGGTCAAAGTGATTGTTCCAGTTGGAGTGAAATCACATGTTCCTGCCGCAAATGATACGGTATCATCAATTTTACGTACTACTGATTTGTAAGGTACGTTTGGCTTCATTGTAACGTACTGTGCAGATACGTTAGACAACAAAGCTTTTGCTACGATTTCACCAGCTAATTCACCTGCATAGGTGGTGGTGAGTGAAGTTGTTGTTGGCATTTCTAATTAAAATTTATGAGGTGAATTAATTTACTTTTTTGAACGGATGCTTTCCATGAAGTCGCTGAATGAATTACCATTCGATGCAACAACAGGTGCAGCGTTTTTCTTAAACTCTTGTGATTTAACTGAAGGAACAGCAGGTGCTTTCTTAACCGAAGCAAGTTCAGCTTTAACTGTTTCAACTTCATTCTTTGCAGATTCAACGGCTGCGCTTAGTTCAGTCTTTTCAATTTCAAGTGCAGCAATGCGCTCCGACAATGAACCGATTACAGCAACGAGGTCTTCGCTGCTCATTTCAGTAGATTGTTCTTCGCGTTCGATTTCGGCAATTAGACCATCTTCGCCTACGACTACTTTGGTCACACCGTCTTCAAGGATGTATTCGCCTGCAGGAACCGGCACTGGGTTTCCTTCAGCATCTTGCGTGTAGATATCCACACCTACTACCCACTCATCAGCGGTAGAATAGATTTTTGTACCATCATTCAAAGTACCTTCTACAGCAAACTTTAATTCCGTTGCAGCAGCTTCTTCTTCGAACTTGATACCAACGCTTGAAGGATCAATGCCGTACTTAGAGAATACGGATTTGATTTGTTCTTTTATGTTTGACATCGATTTATATTTGGGTATAGTAGCAAAAACGTGATTTTGTTACATGCCAAATCCTTCTTACATTAGCCGTATAAATAAATACACCTATTATGAAAAAGCCAGCAGAAACGTTTACGAAAAAGATTTCAGTGAGATTAACCGATAAGCAATACAAAGCTGTGGTTAGAAATGCCAAAGCGTCGAAGATGTCAATGGCAGAATACAGCCGCACATGTATGCTGTAGTAGATTAGTTTAGATTGTAAAAAAGAAGGGGCTCGTTTGCCCCTTTCTTTTTAGTTAAAACCTAAAACCAATTTTATCACGATAACATGGCGAAGATAAACAAAATTTTACTTCACCAAACCACTGATGATATTTTCTAACTCAAGCACTAACTCTGCTTCGTAATTCTTGACACCACTCATAGCCACTCCGACTTCGTTAAAGAAACCTTCGATGCTGTAGCCACGAACTTTCCCTTCCTTAACATCATTCCACACATGATCTTCATCAACCTTTGTACCTATGAACCATGTGCCATCAGGTAGTTCAGGCAATCCAAGCTCAAGCGACTTATCTTGCTTACCTTCTTTTATCCATGATTCGACAACTGTCACACCGGTAACTGGTATTTCGTGTTGCAAATTGGTAGTGTGCTGAAGATTCTTTTTAAAGAATTGATGCGCGATTGCGCTCACCGTTGCCTTTTCAAAGTACACATAGTATGGTTCACCCTTTTCGTCATAACGAAGTATCTGCTTATCCGGTATCAATGCAGGACCATACAGCATCCTACGTTCATCATCCACTTTGGCAAGCTGCATCTTGCTTAATGCAATCCAATTTTCTTCGATTGCTGGACTATCAACAAGCCCCATTGCGGTTATACCTAAACGACCTTCTTCGTCGATTACACACTTAACGATTTTTCTCTTATCCATTTTGCAAATTTAATTTAGTTTATCCAATACGTGACAGGTCTTCTACGTTCTCGCGAATTTCTTGTTGGCTTGCTACATCACCTGCTAACACATACGCGCGTGGTAAGTATTGGTCAGGTCTATTTGTTACAAACTGCGAAGCAAGTGGATTGAATTGTGCAGGTTGTGTTCCACCACCAGTACCGCCACCAAGTGAAGGTGCACTCGGTTCATTAGGTGAAGTATTCCCACCACCTTGAAATTGTTGCGCTGAAATGCTTGCTACATTAGCAAGACCAGCAGCAATAGCAGCACCTGCGGCAATGAAAGGAGCAGCAGGGAAACCGATTGTAATTGGATTTGCAGCTGTTGAAGCAAATGCAGCTGTTGCACCCTTGTATGTTTCTATTGTTGCCTGTGCAATGCTAACAGCTTTCTGTATTTGGAAAGCACGCTTTGCACGTTTCTCATCACCTTTGCCATATACAGCCGCGAGATTTGAAATGATGCTAAGCGAATCTGTAGCAAGTTGTATTTTCCCTTCTTTAAGCGCAATAGCATTGGCTAATTCTTGCTGTCGTAATTTTTCCTGTTCTTCAGCTGCAAGCTTTGCCGCATCCAGTTTTGCCTTTTCTGCTGCTTCAAATTCTTTTACATTTTCTTGATAAAGTTTGTCGAGTAAATCACTTATTTCTTGTTCATTCTTTAATCTATCAGCTGTGGCTTTATCCGTTGCTGCTTTTAAATCTGCTGCTTCCTTTTCAGCTGCCGCTTTTTTATCTGCCGCTGCCTTTTCACGCGCTGCCTTTTCTTTTGCCTCCTGTGCGTTTAGAATACCATCGCGCTGATTGACTAATTGAAGCAAGGTCTTTTCGGCATCCTTTACAATTATTTCCTGATTCTTTCTTTCTTCTTCAGGATCAAAAATTTTCTTTACAATAAAATTATTTACTTGGTCAAATAATGGTGTGATGCTTATTTTTTCAATGCCTAAACCTAACTTATTAAGCACATCGATTGCACCATTTACGAAACCTTCAAAGAATTCTGCAATTTTGCGCTGTGGAAGTGTAACAAAGTCAAGGAACGTTTGAAGATACTTTGCGTTTCTTTCAGCCGCTGCTATCTGTGAAGCAGCTTGTTGTTTGCTTGTTTCAACGACAACTTGCTGCTCCAGTATTGCAGCGTTTAACTGCTGAAGCTTCAGTTCAGTTATTTGTTTTTCACTTAAACCTTGTCTCTTTAAACTTTCTTCAGTTTGACCAATTAAATCAAACTGTTCTTTCGCTGTAGCTGCACGTTCCTTTTGAACATTTAACGCTTCTTGTTCAGCATCTGTAACACCGTCAATAAGCGAAAGCAATTCTTCAGCGTAAACGATAGCAGCTGCAATGGCTGCACCTACTAAAAATATTGGGTTAGTCAATAATGCCTTACCGACTGATGCGAATGCACTACCTATTCCCTGAATGCCTTTGGCAATATCACCCGGCTTGATGTCGCTGATATTCTGTGCAAGTAACTTCGCACCTTCAGCCGCACCTTCGAAGTCAAGTGATGCAATACGTGATGTAACGAGACCAAGCGAACCACTGACCTTTTCAAACGCACCACCTGCCTGTGTACCTACTGCTTGCGCTGCATCCTGAATCTTATCTTTTAGCTCACCAGCTGCCTTTGAAAGCTCACGATATTTCTGCGTCTGTGGATCAGTATTAGCCAACTGCGCTTGTAATTCACGCAGCTGCGCCTTCAGCGATTTGCCAGCATTATCAGCACTATCGAAAGCAGTACCTAAGCTTCGTAGGTTCTGCTCACTTTTAGTGGTGTCAATCTCAAAGGTCCGTACAATAGGTTCAGCCATTAGTAAATAAGTTTAGATAGTAAATAGATAAGTCCGAAAAACAAGATGGTGCGCCATACATACAGCGTGACAAACCAAAGAACACGCTGCCACTTGCGAAGCGAATAATTGTGTTCCTTTTTTGTTGCGATGCCAAGCTGGATGTAGCGCATTGAGTTTTTGATTGAATCCATTATGTTGTTTTTGATTGTTGGTATTGTAATGATGAAGTGATGAAGAACGCATCGGGATAAGTGCCACCTGTAAACGTTACGTTTATGCGATGTTGGTCTGTGTCTGTTGCCGTATCAATGCCAAATGTGAAAACGTTTGCACCGACTGCACCTATTGTGCTTAATGTAGTGATTGCACTGGCAATGGCAACACCACCTACCTTTTCAAGCGTAAAGTGATGCAATGAAGTTTCACTTGCACCTGTTGCATCTTTAATCGTTACATTCCAAAAGCAACTCCATAGCGT